CTTCATGTGTTAATTTAACTATTGAGCCAACACTTCTCAACTAATTTTTCACTTCGATCATGTGTAATTTTTGCTAGAGCTAAAAATAATTTACTCAAATATAAACTAGTGTTGGACATGGTAACAAGAATTCCTATATAGATAACAGCCATAATGATAAACAAATCTGCAAATCCTTCTATAAGCAAAGTAGTTAAGAAGCTCTTGAGCCCATTTAGAAAATAAGAAATTTGACTCACCAATTCAACTAAGAATGTTGCAAGAGAAAATAAAACAAATGCAAAATAACCAACAAAGTCGTAAATAAATTTTATGATTTGATTGATCATCTACTATATGGATCTGATGGATTGATGTACACTTGCTGCAGCTTAATATGCTCTCCTGCTTTTGATTGAGCAAGCTCAATTGCTTCTTCAGTGTCAGAAGCTTCTACTAAAACGCACCCTCTAAAGATAATGCCCTTACTACAATGCTCATATTTTTCAAAACAATATTTCATTAGCTAATATTATCCTCTGAAGCTTCAATAGCTACTGACTCTGGAGAATATTTGATATAAAATCGCACTTCCTTTTCAGGGCGTTTAAATTTGACTTTGAACTCTTTGATATCAGAATCAGATTCTTTTAAGAGTTGAGCCTGTGCATTAAAATCTTTTCTTACCACATTGTCCAGACCTTTGATGTAAAAAGTAGCTTCCAGATTTCTGCCATTCATCCTGGCCAGATCATTCCAGATGTCTTCCTCATTAAGCGTGATGCCCAAATTGCTCCACACAGACTGAGTAAGAGAAGCAATTCTATTCTTAATATATTCACCCATTTGTTGTGCTATCATACTCATTAGAATAGATCCTCTTCGATGCGTTTGCAAGGTATTTCTAATTTATGTTCTATGATTGTTCTAATGTCATCATGAGTGGCGTACATGCCGCACCCAAGAGTCACACGATGAATTGGTATGCCTGGAAAGAGTTGGGTTGAAACCTCACCATTAACAGGATTGTAGCAATAGTCAAGTCGCTCTCCTCCTATGTTTAAACTGCAATATTTGTAGTTTGATTGATTCATTTATACTAATTCTTCAGCAACCCCCAGAGCTTCAGAGATAATAATAAAGAGACCACTGATAATAGTAAGGTTGCAAATTAATGCAGCTCCCGCTATCACTCTGAAAGCGCTCTTAATGAGGCTGATCTTGAGATGCTTTTCAGCATCTGGTTGTTTGTATTTGTTTCTTTTCACGTTAGTACCTTTGCTCCAGGACCTTTATCCCAGGACTAGTTAAATGATCATAGATGTCTTCTTTATCAGCTAGTACAGCTTTGTGCCACACATTGCTGAAGCTTTCATCATTGAATAGGATGCGATTAGTACCTGCAGGATAACTAGCAATCTCACCTTCAATATTCTTGAGTCTCTTCCATGCCACCACCTGCCAACATCCAAAGAAATCACCATGAGTGAATGGCTTGCTAATATTACCTTCATAGGTAGTAATGGCATATTCCACATCAACACCTTCAAAGAGTTTCTTGGTTTTAGCTTCTTCTCTGCTGAGCTTATTCTGAAGCTTTTTATCATCTTCCATGTCAGCATAAGGCTTGTACCAGAATTTCATATGATACACTTTATGAATGGCTGTGATATCGCTATCAACTTGGACCTTCATCCAAGTAAATTTTCTAGGATTAATCAATTTGTAAATGTATGCAGACATATTATATGCTGTTACCTTTCGTTATAAAGCTAGTCATCTGACCATTAATATATTCAAGAAACTTCTTAAGTTCTTCATTCTCATTTCTGAGAATTTTGTTTTGCTCCCTGAGATCACTCAAAGCATCTTCCATCATTTTATTATCTACTATTCCCATATCAACCTTTCGCCTTGCCATTATCAATCAAACTATTGCAATAAGCATCTGCTTCTTCATAAGTATCAAAAGATTTGATCACCTCATCCTTCTGGCAATTGCAATTTTCGCAAGCAGTAACTTCTTTTACTACATTAAAAACAGGCAACCGCCCATCATACACTTCAATTACTTTGAGGATCATTTCTTTTTAAAGACCACATCAATGGCCACATTCTTAATGAATCCATTAGCACCTTTCAGATTGTATCCAGGAGAGCATCTGCACATGCTGCATCCTGCATACATACTGAACTTGCGGCCATACCAACCTGCTTCAATCAGGAAACTCTGAATCTCAAAGGAAGCCGCATTAAAGAAAGCAGATAGAAAAGCTTCATCAAGCTTAAGCTCCATTCTATTAAACTTACGCCACAATTTATCATTTTCTTTATTCACACCCTTAACACTAGGCATAGGCTCTTCCATGTAATAAGGGTGACTAGCGTCCAGTTCCTTGGGACTAGGAACACCACTTCGGAAGATGATATTCTTTTTAGCATTGGCTCTATCTCCATAGCGTCCGCGAAAGCTAACAGTAGCTGTCCAGTTTTGGCTAGCAGGGTTATCTGCTAAGAGCAACGGGTCAAATAAATCAAAGGTAAACTCCTTGTTATCTTTACCTACAGAAAACAAGCCATTCCAGTTAATTGGTTCTATTGTTTCATTCATCATACTAATATTATGGCTGAACTTTGAAATTAAGCAACATCCAAATTAACTTCTGGTTTGGAATATGTTGCTTCAACCCCTCTGCCTTGCTTAACCAACTTGCACTCCATAACAAGCTCTCGCAGAAGGAATCCCGCTCGAGTACTATCAATACCGAGCTTCTTGCAAACCTCTTGCACAGTAACGTTTTCCAGCTTGAGAATAGCATCACGCTGCTCTTTCTTCTTGTCAGACTTGGAGGGCTTATTATCACCATCACCATCAACAATTACCTCAGTCTCAAAGTCATAACCAGAGTACTCAATAAAGCACTCAATATCACTAGCAGGACCAAAGCGATTCTTCTCAAAGCGAATGCTACGAGCATTCATCTCAGCGTCTTTGATCATGTTGATACTAATATTCACATCTACTGCATGAATAATAAGAGAAGACCCCTTGATACCGCCAGCTTTAGTATTGTGACAGATCAAGATAACTGCACACTCAGTCTCTTTGGCTCGTACTACAAGCTTCTCAATGCAGTACTTCTCCAGGTCACGGCCTCTCTTGTTACCTTTGACCAGGCCTTGAAAACTATCAATAACAATAACATCCAAATCGTCCATGTACTTGCTGATAGTATCCACATCACTCTCATTACAGACCTGAATGTTATTCACTTGCAACCGCTTGCAAGTCATAGCAAGCTGAGCCACAGATTCTTCAGAGGAACAATAGCCAACCTTATGGCCATTGTTATGAAGATTCTCTAGCAATTGCAATACAAACGTGGTCTTGCCCATGCCAGCTCGAGCTGTAAGAGTAATGGAGCTACCAGGCAGAATACCTTCTCCAAACATAGCGTCAATTTTCTCATTACCACTCTTGAGGCGGCGGCTATAAACTTCAGGGATTACAACCTGATTAACAGGTTGGAACTTTGTTGATGACATTTTTATATTCATTGTACTAATATTATGTAGGAATTATAAATTTAGGCAAGATTATTTTCTTGCGGCTAATTCTTCTAGTTTTTCTATCTCTTCTTCTGTATATTGATCAGCGATACCAGGTTCTTGCGCTATGCGTTGGAGAGCTTTGCGTGCTTGAAGCTTATTCATAATGTTTAATAAGGTGATCCAGATGCTCTAATACAGGGTGTAGTTCTTCTCTCTTTTTATCATCACTAAAATCATAATAATTCTTTACAGCAGTTCGTATAAGAACTAGTTGGTCAACCGTAAACCAAGTATCAATTAAGTTATTCATCTACAATACCTATTTCGCCCTCAAATTCATACCCGCAACCCTTGAGGAACATCTGAAAATTGCGCAACACTTCTTCATAGCTATCAGCTTCAAATTCCATAGCCAATTTTGGTTCAGATATTTCAACACTACCAACTCGACCACCGCTCTTAAATTGCCATTCAAATTTAAACTTGTTCATTACAATGCCTCAACATATCTTGTGCAATTACTTTAATGATATGACAATCATCTCCTTCATGGCCAATGGTCTCTGTGCTGCGCTCAGCCAATTCAATGATGCGTCTCAGATTATATGCAAAGTCGTGTTTGTTCATGCAAATTCTGGCTCCATTCTTTTATCAAGTTCTTTCTTAACTTCTTTACGCAACTTATCATTTATCCAATCTTCAGGCTCTTGTTGCTTATAAAAACCTCTCCCAACATTCTTACCAGCTTTAAATGCCACTTCTTCCAGAGCATCCTCCAGATCCCAATCAAGCTTGTGACGAAAAGCTTTGGAAGTATAAACATTCATGGCTTGTGTTGGGGTTAACCCTGACTTGATCAATCCATTGAGAAATGCATTAGAAACAATATATGCACACCGCTCAAAGGAAATAGATTCCTTAAGGAGATTCACTTTGTCAGTAGAATCAGAGCCTGTGAAGTCTTTAAACTTAAGATGCATTGATGCGCTCCTCATAAAGTTCTACACACTCTTGAACGTATGCATCTGTATCTTTTCCATTGCCCTTCCAGATGCCAAACATCTCATGATTGATATCAGAAGAGCTAATGCCACATCCTGTGCCTTCTAGCTCTCTGCTCAACCGGTAAGATGCACCTGCACGAACTTGCATCTCAGTTAGCGGAGGCAGACTTTTCATCGTCTCTCTCCATTCATTCCAATCTTTTTCAAACTGTTTATGATACTCTTTTTCAGTCATTGTTTTCATCATACCACTATTATGTAGGAATATAGAAATCAGTCAAGCTTTATTTTCCAAATTTTTACGCAACTCTCTAACATAATCACGCACAGTGAGTAATACTCTCAATTGAGGTGTTGTAAGGTTGTGACCCTTCTCTAGCAGATCGCTTAGTTTGGCATCTGCTTCTAAGCACATATCAGTATTGCTAAGTGCATGCATATCAATCTACTTCCACAAGATCAAAGCTCTTGAGAGTAACTGCTTTGGTAAAAGGATGCTTGAGAAAACCTTTCGCATCAGCGAGTTTATCAAAGATAAATTGCTGATCTCGCTTACCATTGCTCAAGTTAGTACCACCACCAACACCTCGCCCATTATACTTCTCTTTGCACAGAGTTTCTAATTGAACTTCTGAATCGGTATACTTGTGCTGAGCTTTCATAAACACTAACAGACTGTATTCTTTGTTTGTTTGTTTTTTCATCATGCCAATATTATGGCTGAATTTAAGATCTAGTCAACTACTTTTTCAAAGAAACCTAAACCATTGTAGCGACATGCATCTACAAATGCCTCCTTGCATAGCAAGAAGTTATCTGGCTCAATAAGACTCATAAACTTGTGATTATTACAGTTATACAGAAAATAAACATGGCCTGACACAGGAATAAAGCTGTGCTCAAATTGATCTACAAACACATTAAACTCATATAGATCTTCTAGCTCTTTATATTCCCTCTGCAAATCTCCCAAACGAGCTTTAATTTTATTATTGAGATTGTTCTGTGTATCATTTTTAAATTGATGCACATTCTCTAGTTCAAGCCTAGGTGCACCATGCTCAGCAATGTAGCTTGCAGATGCTCTATCTGCTATAACGTGATCTGGGCGGCTCATTAGCTGATCACATTGCTAGGCATCTTTATTAAAGCAGGTGAATATTGAGGCGGTACTACCACACTAGATTCATTCTTGGCACTCTCTAGCTTGGCTGTTCTTTCTCTTAGTTCACTAGAAGAATACACGTGACGGCGTTTATGGTAATGCAATTCTATCCCATTGTCAATGCAATATTGTTTGCCAGTAAAATCTCTGTTCTCATATTCTTCACTCAAGAAGCGCACATGAATGGTTTGTGTCATTAATAATTGTAACAGATCAAACTCCGTACTATAAACTAAAATCTCATCCACATATTTGCATGCTTGAAGCTGCACATATCTTTCATAGATACTCTGCACTGGCTTGTTCTTGATACCAGGCCTATCTATTGTTGGGTCAACCTGCAAAGCTACCTTGAGATAGTCGCAGAGCTCTCTTTCCATGCGGAGCATAGTAACATGCCCGCAATGCAACAAATCAAAAGATGAACAATTGAATCCTATTTTCATTTAATCTAAATACTTTATCTTACAAGCTCTAGCATATGTACCTGTTGCTTCAAATATAGCTTGGTGTGAACGGTAATTCAAGTTACCAAAGCCTATTTGACATGCATAGTCATCCAAGTCTGCTACAAGCTCAGAAGGGAGCTTCTTACGCTTGTTGCAATTGACATATTCAATATCGTATATGACCACCATTTTCATAAAAAATAGTCTGTTTTTTATTTACTTGAGAACAGAAAAACTCAAGATGATGACCAGTTACTTCTGAGGTGAACTGGCTTAACCTAACTGTCGGCCTCCGAAATTGTCCATTTATAATAATTGCTTTTAATTTTATATCAAGCTTTATTTAAAAATCTCTTTGAACAGCTCCATCCAATTTACATTAGTAGTACCAGTTTCAAGCAATTCAATCTCCTCATCGCTAACTTTCTTCTTTTTCTCGCCCTTGTTTTTGTTCTTATTCATCATGCGTTCTATTATATGTGAAGAAACAAACAACTCAAGATATTTTTTTACCAATGGTGTATGGCGTTTGCAATGATAAAACCACATGTAATGAAATTGACCAATACAATGAGTGTTCTGAGTATCAAGCTTATGTTAGCATCTCTGACTTTGAGATTGGGTATCTTTGGATGCTCATCATCTGTCATGCCCACATGATGATCAATGGCTCTGCTCCAAATAAGCCATAATTTAACAAGAAACTGTGTCATTTCTATATTATAAGCAACAGGTTAATAGATTCAATACAATAAATATCTTTATGCGCATAGTGCAGAGTTTTAAAGATGTGGAAAGAGCTAAAAGATTAGCTAATCAAAGCAGATTGAGCTTAAAAAACATTTTAAACATGGGATCTCCTGTTTCTCAAGGCAGTTCATCAACACCAGGCAGCACACCTTCTGTTGTGCCTGCTAATGCCTTGTATACAATTGCTGGTGACCCATTAAAAACTATAGCTGGTGCCTATATAACTAGAATTCCATAAATATTATTAATGGCTAATTTTACTGATTTTAATTATACCAATGCTCCTGCATCTACAGACTTTATTGTAGGTTACAAGAGCGACGGTACAACAGAGCAACGCACCACAGTAAATGATTTGCTCAGCACAAGTCTTGCGCAAAATAATATTAATTTTCCTAGCCAAAACAGTGTTTCAATTGGTAACAATCAAGCATCTAATCTTTCTTTTGCCCAAGGTGATGCAAATATTGCAGGTGGATATTTGAGTACAGTTTTGGGTGCTAGCAATAAAGTAACAGGGGAAGTAGCTTTTGCACATGGTACTGCTAACCTAGCGTCAGGCGAAATAAGTTATGCAGGGGGTGAAAATAATATAGCTGAAGGACAAGCAAGTCATGCTGAAGGATCATACAATATAGCTTCAGCAATTTATTCTCATGCAGAAGGTGATAGAAATTTTACTGGTGGGTACAGAACAATCTTTAATACCTATGGTCATAATCATGCAGAAGGCAGATATAATCTTGTATCCATACCTTATGCACATGCTGAAGGTTATGGAAACAAAATAGGATATCAATTCCCGCTCGATTTTTATGAAACTACCCCGCCTCGTTTAGCTTCTTACTCTTATATATCTGCACCTCTGAGCAGTATCAACATATATGGACTGGCAAGCCCTACTTTAAGCTCTTCTGTAAGATTGTTTTTTACTGATGCATCAGGCATTAGTACATATTCTGCATATGTATCTTCTATCAGTGCTGATTATTATGATCCTGCTTATGGTTCTGTATTTGCATTTTTATTACGTAATGATGAAACTGCCATATTACCAAGCAATAGTGATTTTGGGTATAGCCTCTGGTGCATGCCTCTTACAGCTAATGATGGATCTGTAGGTGTAGGCACCAACAATGTTGGTATTGCATCACACGCTGAAGGTTATGGCAATATAGTTGGCGGTAATTATTCACATGCAGAAGGATATAGCAATACTGTGTTTGGAGCTTTCAGTCATGTGGAAGGATATAGCAATACAGTTGCAGGTAATTATTCACATGCACAAGGTCAATCTACATTTGCAGGTGGTAATGGTAGCTTTGCAGGAGGCATCAGAGCTAATGCAGTACATGGTTACAGTTATGTTTGGAATTCTGATGCATACTCTGTCAACAATACTACTTTTTACTCAACAGCCAGTGGTCAGTACAGTGTGAATGCTCCAGGTGGCATTGTGCTTTCTGGAGGCATTGTTGCATTGGATAAATTACCCACATACAAAACATATCAAACCAATGTGGCAGTTAAGAATGCCAATTGGTCTGCTGTATCAGCTACTCAATTGGCTGAAGCAGATTATTATAATAGTAATGCTGCATATGCCATGCCTGGTGCTCTTATTATCAAAGGCCATGCACCCACATATGATAACAGCATAAGAAACTTGCCTGGTTATGGCACATATGGCATGTGGTTGCAGGGGGTGGATCAAATGGATCCAGGCAGCACATTTATTAGTGATGGTCGTGCACAGGTAACCCATGCCATGTCATTCCGCGCAGGTATCAATAATTTTACAGCTGGATCTGATCACAATCACGTACAATGGCAAGGTGCACCATCTAATAACACACAATCATGGCAAATGACCAACGGTGGATCTTTGGGTGTGTATGGCTATGGTAACAACACATACTCACAAAGATTTTTAGTACATACTTTGCCACAATATCAAATTGCTACTACCATTGCTGCCACCAGTGGTTACTTTGATACTCGAGGCGCTACATTAATTACTGATACAGACAGGCTTTCTGGTGTTGTTATTTTATTAGATTCTCGTGCTGGGGCAGGCAATTATGATCTTGTAACACCAGGGTCTGTAGTTGGTATTACCTTGAATCCTGGTCTGGTGGGCCTTGTGGCTGTTACCTATAACTCACAATGCACTCAAGTTTCATCCAATAATGCAGGCATATCTGCTTTCAAGTTTGATTTCTTTATTGGCAATGGAAACAATTGGGTACCAGCAAACAAAGGCATTCAATCTGTTAATTTACAATCCAGAGCCAATGGTGGTAATCCTGGTGTCAATTTAATCACAAGTCAAATTGGTACCAACCCTAGCACACAGTATGTAGGCATTACTGGCAGTTACAGGAATATGAACAAGCATGCCCTGGCCAGATTTACTACTGCATCTCTACTCACAGGATACAAACCTGGCTCACCTCTGACTTTATGGATACCTGCAAGCATGCCATCCACATCGCCCATAGGGACTGGCTTTATTACATCAGATAAAATTTCTACGTTTGCTCAAGGCACATTCCCCACCGGTGTCCGTACAGGGTATTTTGATGCTTATGTTATCAATGTTAGCGGCACAGACATGGAATTTGCATTATGTAATTTGATGGATTCATATGGTTTTGAAAATAGATTTTGGCCCATATCAGCTGCAGGAAATGCTGGCTGGGTGTTGTATGGAGGTTCTCAAGACACAGTTCACCGACCCACATTTGGTACTACTGGATTTTATTTTGAAAGAGAACCTTGGTATTTTGATGGTACTAATTACTTGAGCGGCGGCATGGTCAAATGCGTGGGTCTTGGCAACTCAGAAGTGTATGGTAATTATTCTTATGGCTTAGGATATCGCGGTGTTGTACTAGGCAAGAAGTCTGGAACATTTGCTGGTGACTACAATGCAGTGTATGGCGACAATTCAGTAGCTGTTGGTGGTAACAATCTGCTCTCAATAAGTGGCAATCAGGTAGTTGTTGGAACTTATAATGATCCTAATACCAATGCATTGTTTGTAGTGGGCAGCGGTGCATCTGATACCAGAAGAAAGAATGTATTTGAAGTCACAGGAGATGGTGACATCAAGCCATCTAGATTCAACATCAGAAGCTTCTCTCTTATTGCAGCTGCTGGTAACAATCAAGCCACTGCCACAGAAATAACAACAGATGTGGTTACAATCACCGGTGGCACAGGTGGGGTGAGACTACCAGCTACTGCAGGTGGCCATGTCATATATGTGAAGAACTTGTACCCGGGTGCACCATATGGTACTGTGGTATATGCGCCAGTAGGAGGAACTTTGCGTAACTATGGCACAAGCTTCACTTTTACTGGTGAAGGCGCAGTTACATTCACAGCTCTGAGTGCCAACTTCTACGATTTATACTAATGAAAACGTTTAACAATCTGTTAAAAAAGTACCTGGTAGATTACAACAGCAATCTAACCATAGATGAATGCTCTGTTATGCATGAACAATTTGTTATTACAGAGAAAAAAGGCGCTTACTATATCTTCTTGCAAGACAGAATTATAGGACATGCAAAGACTTTGGTTGAAGCAAAGCAATACTGTGACTCAATTAATAGCGGTTGTTAGAGTCTAAACTTCTCGCAAATCAAATTAATAGAACAAATAGCCAAAAGACCCAAGCAATCTATAATAATCATATCTTAATTTATATTTTGGTTCCTATAATTCTATCATCTTTTTCTTCACTAAAAGCATTTCTAATAGGATAGTAATATGGCTCCAGTTCTTCTGTAGAATAACTAAAATTAACACCAGGATAGTCTTTCATTCTTCTATTACAATATGTAGCTGCAGCTCTTACAGCAGCATTGCCACTTGTGGCTTTAACAAGTCTCATGTAGGTAATTTCTGGTTTGATTGAAAACAAACAATCAGGATCTTTCACATGAATGCGAACCAGCCAATTCTGTGGTATTAAATTTGTCTTTTTAATTTTTGCCATAACAACAATAAGGCACTTCTGGTCTTACAACACAAGGAACAAAATCAAAATACTTGTTACCGTCTTGATCATACCATACTTGATTGCCACTGTAAAACAATGCTGGATCGTCTCTTAAATTGGATAATTCTAATGACGCCATGGCTTCTCTAATAGCATAATCTCTCACAACTTCATCAGGTGTCTTAGGTGCAGGCTTGAATGTTTTGAATTGTTCAAGCAGTTCATGCAAAGTGTTGGGGCCAGTCATGGGTTTATTCTTCTTTGTGCCTGCAAATAACTTTTTAATGAATTCGAGCATATAGATTAGTTATGAACATCCATATGGATTGAGACATCCAACCCAAGATGAAACCTATAACAATTAATGTCATGCCAATGGAACAATCATTCACCACAGTTTTAGTAAAAGTATATAGCCAGCGTTTCATCAATTTGCTCCAACCATTGTAGGTTTATCAATTTTACTAACAACACCAACAAAATTAGATGGTGTAATTCGTTCTTTATCTACTGTACTGTTATGATCACCTTTGCAAATTATAGAATCATCATTCTTGCTATACACCCTATGAACTACATATGATGTACCAGATGAGCTATCTTTTGATCTGTACACAATAATATCACCTTCATTAACAGAGTTAAATTGCACATTTTCATCTGCATAGATCTGACTGCCCACAGGAATAGCTGGTACCATGGATCCACTTATAACAGTGAACTTGTGCAAAGGCTTTTCTTCACACATGATAGGAGGAGCTTTAGATGGCTCCACATTGACAATTTTTGGTGCATTAACATTGCGCCTATTTCTTTTGGTAGGTTTTAGATTATAGTAAGATACAACACCTTGAAGCACATCTCTTGCACTGGGATCATTCTTTGAATTTAAATGAAAATAGTCTGTATCTTCAGCGTAAACACTGGCACCAAGTAAAGATACAATTGCAGCAGATAACAATATATTTTTCATCAATTAAACACCTTCTCTTATAGTAACATCTTTATGCATTTGCTCAATAAAAATTCTCTGCTCATTGGCTTCTATGGTCTTATGTACATTAAGCCTTGCTTCTGGTAGATCTGCATTGAGAGCCCACATGCATGCAAAAATACTAATAGGGTCCCACATATTATCTTCTAGTATAGCCCAAATGATGAGACGAGTCAATGATAAAATCTAAAATAACATCGTATAATGCATTCAATTCTTTGTTGCGACGCACAAGCTCTCGGGTAGATGGCTCTACTTTGTTAAGATATTCATTAAAGAGAGCGTTATACTGAGAAATAAAAAGTCTATCTACTGTGCTTTCGATTTCTTTTGCGTACTTGTTCATGCTTCCAGTCTTCTATAATGTTATAGGCTTTTAGAGTTTTAGCAATAGGAAAGATAATAACCAATGCTATGAAGATTTCTAATAATTTGTGTACTATCTTTTCAAACAATATCAAAGCCTTCATCCTGAAGAATATTTATAGCACTATCTTCAGCAATGTTTAAAGCATCTTGGTAATCACCTTCTTCAATGCATTCCACAATGGCTTCTACTTCATCAGCAACTGTGGAGTTATCAGAAAGATCATTCAATGTAAAAGGCACATGTTTATTGAGATGCACATTGAGAATCCACCGAGCTATTTCATGTGCATCTTTGCCTGAATCAACGTAATCTTGTATTTTAGAAATTGTAATCATAAAACTTAATCGCTTGCTCTCCTTTTTTGTGTAAACCAAACAAACTGTATTGTGTTCTTTGTCCTACTTCAGCCCAGCGTTTAGCTTTGGACCGCCAGCTAAGCACTTTAATACGATTATCCAATTTGCTTGAAAGCTTGTACTCTTGATCATGATTGTCTGCAAAGTGTCCACTGAAGCCACCTGGATGAAAATCTTTAGGCTTCTTAGTAATTTCAGCATGCAATTCACGAATCTTAATTCTACGAGGACTAATCACTTCAATCACTTCCCATGCATCACGATCAGTATAATGAAACTCAGTTACATGCTGTCCAACAAACGGTGTATTCTCTGGTAGTTGTACTGTCTTAAGGTTCATATCATTATTATGGCTGAAATTAGCGCTCAGTCAACATATTTCTTACTATGCTCATAATTTCTTTGCAACCTTTGAGCCTGGATCCCCATTTATGCCCTTGAGTTCCACCCATTTGCTTGCCCATGTCCATCTTAATATAAAGATGAATCTCCAGTTCTCCTAACAAAACAAATAATTGTTTTAATTTGTCCTTGTTCATAAAATAAAAGGCCGGCAGAGCGTTATTGTTGTGCTCTACCGGCCCCCCATCTAATCTACGGGATTAGATCAGTTAAGCAGTAACTACTGCTTCGGACTTCGTAGTACGGGAACCAGAGGCTTTAACGCCCTTCTGCTTACCGTTCAGAGCCAAGATCCGGCTGATCTGCTGATCAGACAGGTCCTGCTTCTCACCGCGGCGAAGGTTTTTGAGAACCTCGCGGGAAACGTAATGGCTAACAATTTCTTCTACAGTTGTATTCGCTTTGCTAGCCTTGTTAGCGAGATACTCCTGATTGGTATTCCGGTTCTTGCCACTGACAATGCAGGTCAAGACCGGGGTCTTATTCGCCTTGGGGGCGTTAATGTTGCTCTTCATTCCTCTATTATGTATGAAATTGGACATGAGTCAACTAGTTTCTTTCCGTTTCTGTATATATTGTTGAATCCGAACCTGATTTAATTTGTAAAGCGCTTCAACATACATGTCCATGAATTCAATTACATTGTCTTTTGCATTTTTTAAATTGCTGTAAACATCTGAGAATGATTTGTTTACAAATTCTGCATACCCAGACATCTTAGCACCAGAGAAGCTGCATTCATACATATCCTGTTTATTGAGAACAATTACCAGATAAAATGTCTTATAGTCCCTCAACACATACATTCTATCCCCATCCTTCTGCCAGTGGTGCATTTTTAATTGCTTCTCATATTGCTTATGAGTAATGCGTTTATTTCTCGCTTTGGCTAGACCCCTCTCTAGCAGTATCTTACCTATGTCGCTCACTGAACAAACCAGCAATTGGTTTTAAGAACACATTCTTTATAGTCGTAATAGAAGTAACGCTGTTCACCATCTGCTACAAGCATTGGCTTCTTAGAGATATATTCTTTCCATTTATCAGCAAACTCTTTGCCATGAAAAGCATATACATCATCTTCCAGTACATAGTCATAGGTAGTTGCGTTACCTGCTGTAGTTTTTGGTGTATGTGTTCTACGCTTACAAAGTTTCATGGGGCTTATTAATGTACTGATAAAAGTAAGTATAGTCTTCATTAAGCAACATTTCAAGCGGTGTTCTGCCTCTGAAATATTTATTTGGTGTTGACATGAACTGATCTAGCTCTGGACCACTATAATCCTTGAGCAGCTCTAATATCTGTTTCTGTTTATCATTTAAATTATTCATCATGTGTAATGTTTATCCAAGTCTTTTTCATCCACAATATATGTGAGTTTTCCATTATAGTATTTAACTTTCTTTTTACTTAAGAAGTTTTCATAAGAAATCTCACCAATCATAACAACAAAATCACTCTTGTTACTTTTATCATAATAAGCTAGCACATATTTCTTGGGTTTCTTAGGAGAAGACAGGTTGGATACTTTGAGCTCTTTGTCTGGCCCATTGTATGTAACAGTTTTTACTTGTGCACCATCTGGAAAGTCGATACCCTTGTCACCCCTGCTCTTCACTGTTAAATTAACTTTTTGTCCAGTCATTTTGCCATAGCCATATTCACCTACAGTACCAATGCACATGGAATAAATTGAATATCTTCTATTTAACTTCCATCTGGAGCTTTCGTTATCTTCAGCATCTCTTAAAACTCTACTAGCAAAGTCAAAGATCTTTCTCTTTTCTTCTTTAGTAATAGGAACAATTCTACTCATTAGTATGTAGCACCCCAAACCTTGACATTGGCATTAGGGTCTTTTCTGCCATCAGGACTGTCCATCATATTATATTTGGTATTGTTTCTATCTTGCCCATCTTCTTGCATGCCTGGACCAGGATTGAAACCATAGTTATTATTACTGTTAACACTGGCACATCCAACCAAAGCCAATGGTAACAACCAAATTAGTTTTTTCATACTTTATGTATATTAAATGATTTTATTGAAATGTTCAATAAAAAAGTGGAATCCTATAATGCTTAATATATTATATGAACATGTCAAACGAACAAAACAAAGATTTAACAGCAAAACAACTTCCTTGTGGCGGATATGCCATTTTTGGTTTTGATCCCAAAAGCAAAGCCAAGATCCAAATTGGTTACATTGGCGCCAATCTTCCTCTGGAAGGTTATCTGCAAGGCGTTAAAGTAGAAAAATAATTATTTCTGCTTGTCCGTTGTATCATAGGAAAACCTAGATACAATATCATTGCATGTATTAACAATACTGCCCACAATATGCACAGTAGTCTTGGGATTTAGCATGGCAATAGCTAAGAAGAAACCTAGAATAAATCTTGACATATAATTATTGCTGGTGCAGATCTTCTTCTGTAATCCAACGCCAATTGCCTTTGAATTCATCATATTTGGCGTAACCATGATAAATAGCTTGACTCTTGAGCTTCTGCAAATCTGTATCAGTCTTCATATAGACCAGCATTAAGATATAGATGCACAGAGCCACAAAATTCTCAAAAGTGAGAATATACTTTTCAACGAAGTTAATAATGTTCAACATAACTTTAATATAAATGAATCTGAAAATAGTGCAACTACTTTAGCCAAACATATGCAGGATCAAGGGCTTGCGTATCCAAATAATCCCACACCTTCCAATTCTTTGTACCCAAATGCGCTTCAAATAGATTATGAATAAATGCTTCCAGATCATCAATGTGCCACACATCATCCAATAGCTTCTTTCCTGTTGTTCGTGATTTATGAGCCACATGATCTGAATATGCATATGCAAAGCCGGTGAACGGCGGTATCATGCAACCCAGACCAACCAAGTTTCCTAAAATTCTGGAGCACACCTCTTTGCCTCCTACAGAGTGCATAGTTACGATGGCTCCAGCGGGCTTGCCAAGCAAGTGTTTCTTTCCTTCAATTTGTGTCATCTTCTCAAACAATTGTTGCATGGGTGAACCCCATGAGTCCCAATATGTTCCCGTGCAGAAAATAAGAGCATCAGAAGCTTTGATGGCCCGTCGTACTTTGATCCAATCAAATGTTGGAGACAAATGAATAATAGAAACCTTTGATTCTGGATCCCGTTTAACGATAATCTTTTTAACTTTTTGTATGAGATTGTTGGTGTTGCCTGTGCGGCCACCTAAAGATCCATTTACAATTGTTACCTTCATAGTTTAAATATAATAGAAATACCAAACAAGTCAACGTATTTTCTTTATACCTCCGACAGGGCTTGAACCTGTATTTTGCTCAAATCTAGAGCGACTACTTTATAAGAGTAGGGTCTTAACCAGTTAGACGACGGAGGCAAAGGCCTCCTATCGTATTCGAGAAGAACGAGTCTTGCGTTTCTTTTTTAAATTCCTAAACGCATAAATTGCTCCAATGGAGCTTGTGACAAACACAATGAGAAAAGCTGTCGTAATCATTTGCTTGCAATGCTATTAACAAAAGCTGTGAGCTTGGTAAAATCATCTTCCAGAGAAGCTAATCTTACTTCTAATGCTGCAATCTTCTCATCCCGGGCATCATAAGTAATAGTTGTAGGATCTTCAGTGGCTGGAATACTTCCTGTAGTTACTTCTAAGCTCATTTAATTAATATAGATGAACTTTTATTATAATCAATCGTTTTTCTTTGGTGAATGCGGCTTTGATTTGGGTAAAAGTGTCTCAAATCTATGCAAAACATCACGGTAATACTTGCTATTCTGTTGATTATTAAGCTTTTCTAGTATTCCTCTGCATTCAGAAAATGTTAATTGGTTAACTTTTTTCTTGGTACTCACAATAATATTTAATGTTTTAGAATAAATAATATTATGCCGTACGGAAAAGATAATTCTTTGATGTTTGCTGCTTATTCCAAGCGCTTTGAAACACCCAAGTTAGTTGTTGAATCAACAGAAACTGATCCCAAAGTAATTGCTAAAACAGAAGATCCTGCCCATGACGGTGCCCAGGTAACTGATGCTGATATGAAAGCTGCTAATTATCTTGCTAACAAACGCAAAACAATTGAAGATAAAATTGCTCAAGAAAAGAAAACAGCTGCTGAAAATGAAGAGAACGAGAAAAAAGGCATGCATAGTGATGCATTGTTCATCTGGGATTATCTTCTCAACAAGAAAAAATATTCTCCTACTGATGCCATGAACGTTGTTAACATGGCCAAGATAGCGTTTGAGCACCTAATCTAATTAAACAGCGATTCTGTTCCACCAATCACCATTAAAAATTACTGCATGTGTGGGTACACTTGCTTGAAAATGCCCAGCAATATGATGCCGGGTAACATAAGCTTCTTTCTTGGATGGGCTTATTGAAACAACTGAATCTCTTTCCAGTGGAGTAATCACAGGTGGATTAAACTTCATCTTCTTTAAATTGTCACCATAATGCCCAGACAGAGCCACAAGGTGTGTATCAATCAATCTTTCTTCTGGTGTCATAAAAATAAAGGAGAGAGATTAGAACTCTGCTCCTTTATCAGCGTCACGGTTCGCTTGCAATGCATCACCGGTGGACGTGGTTAGCGCCTGGTGAAGCAAATTGGATACACTGTCAATGAGTCTTTCATTTTTATCTAGTTCTGTTTCTCCTAACTCATAAAATATGGCGTGCAGCAGTTCATGTAAGAATGTACTCTCTATACGCGACACTGGTATGGGATCAGGAGCTTGAAGTTGCATTACATGTGTAACTTCATTCAAAGAGCCATACTCACTATTGGTTGCGAGCACATGCTCATCAACTTCTACCGTATAAGTATGCCCAGCAAGTTTAAACTCAGTGGGTACTGTGAGTTTCATGGCTTGTTTAGCTTTTTAAATTATTTGCTAAAATCGCCTAGATCGCGCTTGAAAGTGTATTCACCTGGCTCTGTAACCAGAGTGTTGAATACTTCATCAGTCGCATCAGCCATAGCAGCAAAAGGCGAGGCAACGGCAAAGATGCCGAAGTTAGCAACTGTGACAGCTGCTCCAATGGGCCTTACAAGCACTACGTCACCAATGCAAGACAGTACCTTTTCACAGGACAAATCATCATTGGCAGCAGCACCTGTATCAGCCATGGCCAATCCAGCTAGTGATGCACTAACAATTAACGAAGCAATTAGTTTGTTCATATAGATATATATTAATGGAAACATGATTTAAATCAAGTTTTAAATAGAATTCTTATTTTATTTGTTTAAATATTATATTATGGCTGATGATCCTCTGTTTAAATTTCTACAGTCTGTCACAGAGAAGATTAAAGTAGAGAAAGAACACAAAGCTTTGATGGAGAAGATTGATGATAATGCTGTTATCATGCCTGCAGAAGACCCATTGCTATCAGCTATTAATATCCTTAAGCAGAAAATAGTAGAGGTAAAACAACCTGCAATACCTGAAGTTATTGCAGATAATGTAGAAATAGCTACTGACGTTGCACCAGAAGTTGTACCAGCAGCTATTGAAGAGAAAGATAATTTTGGAGAGTTCTTAAGCAAGTTAAAAGATATAATTTCCAGTGATAAACCTAAAAATGTAACTCCAGTAGTATCTACTGAAATAACTGCACCTGTTGTTCAAGAGCAAGAGAATACTGAACTCGAGACAGAAGATAGCAAGCCTGAAGTGAAAGACATCAAAAATGACTATGTTGATGTTTTAGACAAACTGAGCAATGAAGTGGCAGTAGAGAAAGAGCCTCAAAAGATTTCTGAAATTAAAAAACTCATAGAACAATACGCAGAGAAATATTTTAAGAAAGCTGCTGTAATGTCTGAGTATGCAGGTGGTGGAGGTACCAATGCAGTTCAATATGCCAATGGTGGTACCATGAATGGTGATTTGAATGTAACTGGTAACTATCTATCTGCAGGTGTTAATTTGTTAGATATATTTTCAGGAGGTGGGGGTGGTTCTGGTGACCCAGCTGTTAATGCTCTAGTACATGCAAACAGTGGCAATTGGGATAGCGCATACACCGCAACAAATGCAAATAGTGCTAAGTGGTCTCAAGCTTATACCAACCTTACTTCTAACTCTGCTGCTTATCTTTCTGGTGTAGATATTAGTTTAATCGCCACTACATCAGGCTCATGGAATAGTAATTATACAACAACTAATAGCAACAGTGCCAATTGGCAAACAGGTTATAATAATGCCATCTACACAGTCAATGGCACTGCTAATCAGATAGTATCTACTCCTGCTGGTAGTAACACTGGTAACAATTCAGTAACACTAAGCTTACCATCCAATTTAATTGTACCCAACAATTTAACTGTTCAAGGCAACTTAACTGCCCTGGGCACCAGCACATTTAAAAATACCATATTCACAACCACCAGTGCTTTGAGTGTTTACAACACAGGACCAGGGCCAGCACTGTATGTATACCAAGGTGCAGGCCCATATGATGTGGCCAGTTTCTATGATGGTGATGGCATTGAAGTGTTGCATGTGGGCAATGCCAATCCTGGTGGCCGAGGATTTGTGGGTATCAATGAGAGTTTTCCTGGTGCTGAACTCACTGTGAACGGTGCCATCAGCAGCAACAGAACCATAACAGTATTAGGAGGCAACAGCAATCAATGGAATTCAAATTATACCACCACTAATACAAATAGTGCTAATTGGTCACAAGCTTATACCAATTTAACTTCCAATTCTGCTGCATATTTAAGCGGTGTTGATATAAGCTTATTAGCCTCTACTTCTGGTTCTTGGAATAGTAATTATACAACA